TTAAAAACTATTCCTAATCTTCCAAGTTTTCCGCTAAAAGTATCGGCGGCTATGGCGGCTTGACCGCCGAAAGTATTAGATAACGTTTTAGTTACTTCGTCGAAGGACATTGTTTTAAGTTGCGCGGCTGATAAACCTACCCCAAGCTTTCCCAGACCGGCCGCGTTACCTTCGAACGCTTTACCTAAAGCCATAGATACGGCTTCTAAACTTTTACCGCTTCCGGCAGAAATATCTAAAGCTAATCCTTGTAATCTCTGAGCTTCGCTAACGTCTCCAGTAGCTCGAACTAGACGCTCTAAGCTTGGCCTTAAAAGATCGTCGGTAACGTTATTAGCTATAGAAGTTTTAGTAATATAACTTTCCACCGCGAGAGTTTGATTTTTAGTAGCTCCGGTAACGTTCATTAAAGTAGCGGCTAATTTAGCTTGAGCGGCTTCGTCTTCGGCGGCGGCTTTTACTCCGTCTATTAAAAGTTTTCCAGCGTAGGCAACGGCGGCCGCTCCAGCTACGGCGAAAGCTAAGCCGGCTTTTTTACCGAAGTCTCCGACTTTAGAGCCGAAGCTTTCCACTTCTTTAGAACCTTGATCTAAGCCTTTAGATAAGCCGGCAACGTCGGCAAGTAAGGAAAGTTTTAAGGTTCTGGTTCCGGCGGCCATTACGTCCACTCCTTAATAACGGAGTCTAAAGATTCTTCCCACTTAGCTATAAGATAAGGCTGTTCTTCTTTAAGTGTTGGATAAATAAACCAGCCTTTAGAACCGCCGCGATCTCCCTTACCTGACCAGACGGGAAATTGTTTATATTTATTAGATCCGAATTCATAACCGCCGAGAATACCTATTCCGCCTTCTCCGCCTTGGTTAATCTGTGTAGTTCCACCGCCGCTAAATTTCTGCGCCGAATAACCTATATTTATTTCGCCTATTTTAGAAGACTTAGCTACTTTCGCTCCTTGAGCTATTCTTAAGGGAGCTTTATTGTTTTTCATAGATCCGGCTTTAATTACTATTTTACCTTTTAAATATTCTACTAAAGAACCGGATTTTTCTTTAGCTTCTTTTACCGCTTCTTCGTCCATGGCTTTAAAGGCGCGGTTAATAGATCTAAGCTCGGCCTTATCGTAAGTTAAAACTTCACTTGCCACGCTTTGACTCCAGTATCTCTAAAGCTGTTAAAACTTCTTCGGCGGTCTGCCATTGACTCATAGGAATTTGGGTAGCTATAGCGAGTTCCACTAAAAGCCGGCTTAGGCTTCCTCGCTGATAACTTTTGGGAGTTCCTCGCCTACTATTACGTCGGCGATAGTCTCCGTCCAAGCTTCTAAAGGTTTTACAGGTTTACCGCCGGCGTTGCGCTTCATAGAGTTATAAGCTAGAAATAGGAAATCTGTAATTCCCATTTTCTCGCCGGCTTGTTGAACCGTAAAGCCGCTTTTAGCTTCCCACTTAACGAACTCCGGCGGTTGAGCTATAAACGTCTCTTTAGTTCCGTCTGTAAATTCTATATTTATAGATAGCTTCATGCTCCCGATCCTTCCTTAAGGTTGAAGTTCTGGAGTAGTAATACAGGTAAAGACTAGAGATACGGTTTGCGCGTCCGGAGCTGTTCCACCGGCGGAAGGCTGTATCGGCTGAACTTCAAATTCAAAAACCACTCCGGTGTCGGCGGTTAAAACTACGGCTAAACCGGTGTCCGGAGCTGAAGTAGCGGCCGTCCATAAAGCTTCGCATAATGAAGAACCGGCTCCCCAATCGGAAAGCATTTCGACGGCGAAGGATCCTTGAGTATCCAAGGTCTTATAACTTTTTCCGGAAAGTGTCTGATAAGTTTCGATCGTAGTGTCTACGGTCAAAATAGCCGACGTAGCTTGAGCGGAATATTGAGCGGCGTCGATAGTAAAGCTAATATCTCTACCGGTGATTATTGTAGTAGGCATTTATTTATTTCTCCTTATGTTTGGTGGTAGTAGGTGTAAACGTCTAAATCTGAGGTTAAAAAATTACCAGTTCCGACGGTAATAATAGACGGACGAGAAAAGTTTCCTATAACGTAATTAGTTGGGATCTCTTCTAAAATTTCTATCATAAGTTCTTCTAAATTATTTAAAGCTCCAGCGTTATTATTATAAGCGACTATTGCGCTTATAATTAAGTTAACTTTTACTTTAACCGTAGCTTTACCTATTAAGACATTTTCTAAATATGGTGAATTAGGTAAAATTGAACAGGCCGGCGCGATAATCGTCTCCGGCGGTGATCCGTAAACGGAAGCGGTAATATTTTCTAAAGCTGTAGCTAAAGGATCTCTTACCGTGTCTAATATTGAGCTCATTATTGAGCCATAGTCTCGACGTCAATATAGGAGCTTAGAAGTCCGATTACTCTATTTTGAAGTGATCGACCTAAAACGAAAGGCGACGGATTTTGGTCTATGGAGCTAGTCATATTTCCCGAAGCTGTTACGCTCTGAAAAATTTCTACCGATACGACTAAAATCGCACTATGAACCGGAGCCGTGTTTTCGTATAGCTCGGCCGCGCTTGAACCGTCAAGAACGGCAACACCGGACGGAATCACGGGAATAGTCGTCGCCGTATCTTGAAGGTTTGTATCCGCACTAAAGGAGAAGGGTAAATAAGAAGAATCGTCTACCGTGTAAGTATCGTCTACGGCTCCTAAACCGGTTACTACTATATCTTGATCTTCCACAAAATTATTTCTTTTTATAAGATTAAAAGTAATAACCTCATCTAATATTTTATAGCTAGCGATTGCGTTATTATTAGAAGTTAACATAGGTAAAATCGTTAACTCTGCCGAAGCTATTATTTCTTCTAAATAAGCGTCCGAAAATAAAGATTCGCTAACTCCTAGAACCGTGCGTAATTCGCTCGGGGTAACTATAGGCATTAGCGAACCTTTCTCTTCGACTGGCTAACTCGGGAGCGAATTAGCCATGATTATTTAGTAATTAAGCTTTATTATTTATAAACGCACCAGCTCCGATTTTCGTAGCTATTGCTCCATAAGAATAAACCATTACGGAAATTTGACCGGAAGCGATTACGTCGGCGCGAAGGCGATAAGAACCGCTCTCATACCAAGTATAAGCTTCTGGATTTACGATAATGATAGAACCGTCGGTGTCTGTTCCGGAAGACGTGTTAGCCGTAACAAATAGATCTAGACCGGCAATATTTCCACGAATTGAAGTTGGATTAACTTGTCCACCGGTAAAGTTATTAGTTCCGGCGGCTACGTTATAAAGTGGAGCTCCATTATTATTAAGAGTCATAGCGTTAGCCCATTGACTTGTATTCATAATAATATTTCTAGCGAAGCGTTGAGTTCCAGAATATACGGAAGCAGAACCGCGACTTACTATTCCTAGTAATTCCTCGGCGTCCGGATAAGTTGCGACGGTAGTCGAGTCAACAGTTGCGCCGGTAATAAGTGCGGCGTTAACGGCTGTATCTTGAACCTTAGCCATTTGCGCGGCCATATTTGAAAGAAGCTCGTTAAAAAATAACGGGCTGGTTCTATCTAAAAGCTCGACGGAGAAGGTTTGTTGACCGGCGAACTTTTGAACGCTGACCGTTACGAAGGCCGCATTTTGGTCTGTATTACTTGGGGTTCCAGCTTCGGCGGTTACCGCTACGGTAGGAAGTTGAGTAATTTTAGGAATTTCGAAGCTCATACCAGCGTCCGGTAAAACTCCGCGAGAAATTGCGTCGATATTGGAACGAACGCCATTAGCTAGGCCGTTAATTACTTCGTTTAATTGACGAGTAGGAACGAGACCGGCGTTATCTGTTGTATCGGCGGCGGCCGCTACATATTGGCGAGCGTCTTCGTCGCCCATAGTTGCGCGAATAGTATTTTCTAAATACTTTCCGGCAGAAAATTCTAAACGTGGTCGAGTAGTAAATACCGGCTTGCGCACGGCTGAGATGTTAATTTGAGAAGCTTCTACCGTTTTTTCTTCGGTTGGAGCCTCTGGCTGAACCTTATCTTCTGCCACTTTTGTTTCTCCTTCTGTTGGGTTTGGTGTTTCTGGCTCCGAAATTTTTT